TTACCTTCAAAGTTAGCTTGTTCTACAGGAGTCATAAGACCATTAAGATACCTATGCTCATCTTTAGCTATGAGTTCAGCTGGAGTACAAACAGATATATCTAGTTCATATTTAGTATAACAATAGTCCCAGTAAGCTTCTTTAGACTCAAAGTTAGCTGGTATATCCTCTGGTACACCTATAGACTCATCATCACATACTACACCGCCAAGTAAATCTAAAGTGCTAAGTTTAGGTGGGTCTATAGTATAGCTGGGAGTTATGCCTGCGACTGCTATCTTAGCAGAAAACGGCGCGAGACTGGATATTATAGAGAAGCTTATATCAGCACTAGTAGACTTTTCAGGGTCACTAAGCATTATATCTCTTTGAGCTAGAGATAGGATATGTGTTATCTGTGTAGCTGTTAGTACAGGTCGATACTTCTCTCTTGTACTAGATGGGTGTGGCATAGTAGTATTACTCCGTTATGGTTGGTACAGTATAAAGGTTTGGTTTAGGACAAGTGATCTCACAATACCTACCAGTTGTAGGACAGTAGTCTATTGTGAATTCTTTGTTAGGATATTCTATTCTATGTTTAAACTCTACAGCATGTTCTGCTATATCAAGTGTTTCATGGCAAGAGTAAGCTACTGTACCATTCTCGCTTACAACTATGTAAGGGAACTGTACAGTAGAATGATTGCCGCGCCCACCTATAACTCTCACTCGTGAGTAGACACTAGAGTAGCAGTAACACTCCAGCCAGTAGGGAGAAGCCAGAGTACATCTGATATAGTTCCTGTCTCTAAGTATCTAATAGAAGCAAGATCAGAGTCAAAGAGTTGCTTAGCTACACTAAAGGGCACTCTTTTACCCATTAGATTGCGTAAGACTAGCTGTACTCTCATAATAGGTTTAGTTTTCATTAGGTATTACTCCTGTAGTGTCTAGTATAGACAGTATGACATTGATTACATTTAAACTTCAAAGGTACATTCTTTTCTTTATTTCTCTCTTGTAACACTACCCATTTGCTTATAGAACTGCAATGGCATTGCTCTGACATTGCTTCCTTCTTACTTAGTATTCTCTTAGGTATGTATCTCATTATACTTTACTACCTAACTTCTCTCCTTCTAATTTAAAGTCACGGTACAGTTTACGATAGTTAAGATTAAAGTAATCAGAGTAGCCGTTAATTACCAGTGTATCTATCAGTTGGCATTCTTCAGCGCGCTTCTTTGTTTGTAACTCTCTAACTCTAGAATCAATATCATCTATCTTTTGTAATGACCTATGTATAGTTTCATTTGAATTTTTCATTAGATATTACCTCTGTTATATGTTACTAGATTAGTACTTCTTATAAAATGGCATTTCGTGCCAGAACGTGACAAATGGTGCCATATTGTGACAGAATGCCAGATATTGTCAAGGGGTTTATCTCTGTATCGTACACCCTTTTTGTAACGGTTCTCATCTAATAGGTATATAACAGCTCTATCTAAGAGATATGTGTATAGTGGGTTAATGTATGTATTGGTATATGTCTTTAATTTTATAATCATACCTATACTAACATCCACTCTTATATACACAGTACAGTATAGCTGTGCCTGAGACTGTAGTATAGGAGATAGTATATTAGAACGGTTACAAAAAGAGGGTGATATGGAGAGAGAGTGCCATACAGAATATGGCATTATGGCACGATATGGCACGATATGCCAGAATCTCATAACAAGTTATAAGCTAATGTTAGCTGTGAGTGTATCCATCAAGCTCAATACCGAGCCACATACTAGGGACTTTAACCATAATATAGTTAGAGTCAAATTGTACTACTGTCTTACGGAAAGCTCTATAAGTAACATAATCTGAGTTAGACTTGCCTAACACATAAACATTCTTATGAGCAGAGATATGTCTATTATAGACTCGTTTTAAAGCTCTTCTCTGTTGTCCTGTTAAAGTAATCATAGTTATTATCTCTCCTGAGATTAGACTGGGCTAAGACTATAGTTTATATATATCTAAAATTGTCAAATTCTAGACAGCACGAAACCACACTTAAGTGGCCTCGATACTCCTGTTATGCTATTTAGTTATTACAAAGTCATTAATGTTTCAGTTACTACATTAGCCATTTTTTCAAGTTTAAGTACCAGGCGCGAGCCAATATCATCTGCGGCCTCACACTTGCCAATAACACTTATGAGAGATTCACAATCATCTGTTTTGATTGAAGGTGAAGGGCTTGCCAGTGATTCAAGCTTGTTGCGATAGTTTCTCAATACCGCATTAAACTCTATAGCCCTTTCGTCATCTAAGTCATCAACGTCATCAAAACCCATCTTAGCGAGTATCAGTGGAGCCAGTTCAGGCATTAATACATTAATACACCAACTGGCAATTTGTTCCTTAGTGATTCTGCCACCAAGTTCACGCTTATCAAGTTCAGCAATAATCTTATTAAGACTTAAACCAGGGCAATATACCTCGGTCAAACCCTTCACATGATCTGCTTTAATAACGCTATCCTCTATACCTTGCAGGTATGTACGGAGATACGGAACAAGCAATTCAGCGTTCTCTATCAGTTCCGCAGTGTCCAAATGTTTAGTGGGAATTCTAGTATAGCTATTATCCGCTACCCTATTCCCAGTCTTTTTATTGGTTTGATACAACATTTTAGAAATGCGAGTGCCCTCTATTTCTATCAGTGTCATCTGATTGTCATAAGCTTTAATGACTCCCATGACTTCACCCAATGCTGCGAGCCTTTCATCTAACGGGACAAATGGTGTAACAGATTCACTGTTAGTGGGAGTAGCAGTGCCAGTGCTATTAGATACTACTTGATTTTGTATGTTTACGTTTTCCATCTTTAGACCTCTATAATTGGCGGAATTGCCATAACAGTACACTTAAACTCAAATGTACTCTTATCGCAATTACCTAGTAGTCCAGTCTGTTAGTAAGAGAATGCACACTATGACAGCGATACCTATTAGCTGTACTGTCAGTAATTCTATTGGCAGCAATCCCAAATGATTTATATTTAACATAATACTTCACCTATAAATAGTGGACACTAACTTGTGCCGGTTCTCCGGCCCTACTTTATAGTAGCAAGACTCATGCCAAGTCTTAAACTTGTAAGTCATTGATACTTATGAAGTTTCTAAAACCAGAGTGTTACCGCGTGTTACTTATAGGCCGCAATCTGTTACCTGTTACCGATGGTATCAATACAGGTATAATGATAACACTAGTGCTAATGATAATCATTTACAGTAAGCACTCACTAACTAGGGAGGGGTAGGGAGCCTTTTTTAGTACCTGAGCCGTCATATATCCTAAACCCTCTTAAATATATTACTAAACTTTTTCAAATAGTCTCTCCTAATAGTTCCAATATATCTCTTAGATAAGAACATATAATGATTCCCAGCTTGTATAGCTACACTGGTCTGGTATAGTAATTACATGAATAGATTAGCTGAGTTAATAAGGAGAGAGCAAGGAACAGTAGTACCTCCGAGTGTACTAGATTCTTTAGGTGGAACTACGCGCGCAGAATTAGAAGAGACTCTACCCGCACCTAGTAACACTCATTCTCCTGGGCAGACTTCTAGCGTAGAAGAGAAAGCTCTTAATTTACTTGGTTCTGGAATCTCAGCAGAACAAGTTGCATCAGCTTTAGGTGTAACACCATCTCGCATATCTCAGTTACTTTCCTCAGAAGACTTTGCTGAAAAAGTAGCTGTTATAAGATATGAGAATTTACAGAAGCATAATGTAAGAGACAACAAGTATGACAGCTTAGAGGACTTGCTGTTAGATAAGTTGAAATTATCATTAGGTCTTATGTTTAAGCCAGAGACTATTCTTAAAGCTATTGCAACAGTTAATGGAGCTAAGAGGCGTGGCCAGGTTGTGCAAGATCAAGTTACAGATCGTAGTACTGTTGTGAACCTAATTCTGCCTAATGTGATAGCAGCTAAATTTGTTGTTAATATAGATAATCAAGTTACTAGGGCGGGAGATCAAGATCTAGTAACTATGCAATCCGGTAGTCTACTGAAAAAATCTGAAGAACTAGTAGAAGAAAAGAGACAAGAAGAAAGAGCAATACCCGCAGAATTTACAGAGACAGAATAAACCCAATGTTATATAAGCCCTGTTATACAAGCCCCCGGAAATACCTATGTCTACCTATAAACCTTATAGGAGCAAGGCTAACAAAACACTTGAATCTATACTAGTTAGACTGAACAAGGAAAGCAATATAGAGCAGACTAGAGTAGAGATTCTTAAATATAAGCCCAAGCTTCGAACTCGCAAAGATATAAACAATGCTAGATTAGTCTTAGATAGACTTATGGCTCGTACTTCTAAGCCTGGAACCCTATCTACAGAAGTGATAGCTAAAGAGATAGATTTGGATTCTATATGAGCAATATACCCACTGACGTATCAGACTCAGATAGAGTCATGCTTAATAAGCTGGGAGCAGGATACGAACCTATAGAGCCTAAACCAGATGATGTTACTCAGTTAGGCGCTACTACAGAACAAATTCAAAAAGCAGCTAGGCAAGATTTAGATTTTTTAGCTGGCTTATCAATGCCGCTAATCTTTGTTTTCTTGTTTCCATCAGTATTTAAATCTGTATGGTCTTGGCTGTTATCTTATGTAGATCAGATTCGTGCATTTCCACAATTAGCTCTAGGCTTACCTCGTGGATTTGGCAAAACTACACTAATAAAAATCTTCTTAATCTACTGTATTCTATTCACTAAGCGCAAATTTATACTAATCATATCAGCTAATGCTAAACTAGCAGAGGCTATATTATCTGATGTGATGGATATGCTGGAAGAACCTAATATTAGATCTGTGTTTGGTGACTGGAAGATAGGAGTAGAGAAAGATACACAGTCTATTAAGAAGTTTGGTTTCAGAGGCAGGAATATAATCATTGCAGCGATTGGTGCTGAGACTGGATTACGCGGTCTTAATATGAAGAACTCGCGCCCAGATGTTATGATCTTTGAAGATATTCAGTCTAGAGAGTGTGCTGATAGTGAAGTTCTTTCTACCAAGTTAGAGAACTGGATGGTAGGAACAGCTATGAAAGCTAAGTCCCCTATGGGATGTATGTTTTTATTCGTAGCTAATATGTATCCTACTAAGCACAGTATACTACGTAAGCTTAAGAATAACCCGACTTGGACTAAGTTTATAGCTGGCGGCATACTAGCAGATGGTACTTCTCTCTGGGAAGAACTACAGCCTATAAAACAGTTAATGACAGAGTTTCAAAATGATCTAGCTATGGGTCATCCTGAAATCTTTTATTCTGAAGTGCTTAATGATGAAGAAGCTTCAGCTAATAATCTAATAGACTTAGCTCTATTACCAGATATGCCCTACTCTAAGGGAGATATACCAGCAGGCAATTTTGTAATGATAGACCCTGCTACAGATAAAGTTAATAGTGATGCTGTTAGTATAGGTTACTTTGAAATACATGATACTAAACCTATACTAATGGAGCTGAGAGAAGGAAGATTTTCACCTGGAGAGAATATAAGGATAGCTCTTGAATTTTGTTTAAATCATAATTGTACATTAGTAGTATGTGAAGCTAATGCTTACCAGTACTCTTTACTCTACTGGTTTGACCAAGTATGTCTACAGAAAGGAATAGTAGGCATACAAGCTGTACCTATATATTCGGGCGTTAGAAATAAGAACGCTAGAATATTAGACTATTTTAAAGCATATTCTGCCGGAGAACTATTCATACACCATGATTGTAGAGCAGAAGTACACTTACAGATAACTCAATTCAATCCTCTTAGGAGAGATAATACTGATGGACTTTTAGATCTTATGACTTATGCTCCAAGAATTGTACAGGAGTATGGGGAATTCTGTATAGCTCAGAATATTATAGAGTCACAAGAGTTTGAAGCCATTGAAGTAGATCAATTTAATAGTGCATTTTAACAGATAGGGAATAATAACAATGAGAACCAAAGACCCTTCTGTGCAATGCGCATTTCATTCTATTTTAACGGGATTCTTATTTCGTGTAAACCAGATGTATTTAGATTTGTGGGATGAAGAATTAATAATAACTTCTGGCTCAGAGACTACTACTATACATTCATATACTTCTCTACACTATAGTACTCCCTGCCAAGCTGCTGATACAAGAAACTGGGATATAATTATTGGTAAAGCAGCTAGCTCTATAGTCACTGGTAGAGATCAATTTAGAGCTATAAGAAAGTTAGCAAATTCATATTGTCGTGATCTTAAGATACCGATTAATTGGTTTGATATAATATTAGAATCTGATCATATACACACTGAATACCAACCTAAACGACTAGCTAGTTAGCTGTAGCTATCGGAGATACTAATGGCGCAAATAGAACAAGCACTCACTGAGAAAAGTAAGAAGTCTTTTCAAGCTTTTTATAAAAGTGTACAGACTACTAATAACCAAACTCGTGGTGAGCGTAGGGCTAGACTAGAGCGAGTAGACAGACAGTATCAACGAGAAATGGATCTTAGTAAAGATCACAGGAGAGCAGCGTCAGCTAATGCTCAAGGAGATCCTACTAGATTCCAAAATATAACGATACCAGTAGTAATGCCTCAAGTAGAAGCTGCTGTAACTCATCAAACTTCTGTATTTCTAACTGAACAACCTCTTTTTCCTGTAGTAGCTTCTCCTGAGTTTATAGACGCAGCATTACAGTTAGAGACAGCACTAGAGAATCAGTCTATTAGAGGAGGCTGGGCACGTCAGCTTATTATGTTTTTTCGTGATGGGTTTAAACATAATTTTGCTCCTATAGAAGTTACATGGAGAAGTGAAGTAACTTATGCTGTAACAACTGATACTGCCGCTAGTATTAGACAAGGTACTGCAACTGAAATTTTATGGAGTGGTAATGACCTAAAGCGCTTAGACCCATATAATACATTTGTAGATACAAGAGTGCCACCTAGTGAAGTACACACTAGAGGCGAGTTTGCAGGTTATACAGAACTCATCTCTAGAATAGAACTTAAGTCTCGTATATCAGCACTACCTGGAAAAGTTATAGGTAGTATAACTGATGCACTTGAATCTGGTTTAGGTTCCGGCATGGGTGCTATGGACGCTGGAGCAATGAACTTTTATATACCTGATATTAATCCAAATGTATCAGATGCTAATAATAAAACTGGCTCTATGAATTGGTTACAGTGGGCTGGTATATCTGATAATCGTAACAAGTCTATAAATTATCAAGATATGTATGAGTATACTACTCTTTATTGTCGTATACTTCCTTCTGAGTTTACCTTGAAAGTACCAGGAGCAAATACTCCTCAGATTTATAAGTTAGTTTTTGTAAATCATGAGCATATTATCTTTACTGAGCTTCAGACTAATGCTCACAATATGCTTCCTATCCTTATAGGTCAACCTAAGGAAGATGGGCTAGGGTATCAGACTAAATCATTAGCTGATGATGCAGAGCCATTTCAACAACTATCCACTTCTTATATGAGTTCTATTATAGCATCACGCAGGAAAGCTATTAGTGATAAGATGCTGTATGACCCATCTCGTGTAACTCATGCACATATTAACTCTGCTAATCCTACAGCTAAAATACCTGTTCGCCCGGCTGCTTATGGTAAGCCTCTTAATGAAGCTGTATATGCAATACCATATAATGAAGATCAGGCAGCTGTGTCTATGCAACAGATTTCAGCTATATTGGGCCTAGCTAATGAACTAGTCGGGCAGAACAGAGTAACTCAAGGACAGTTCCAGAAAGGTAATAAGACTGCTAGTGAGTTTGCATCTGTTATGGAAAATGCTACTGCTAGAGATCAGTTAGCTAGTATTATGCTAGAGCATCAAGTATTCACTCCTATGAAGTTAATGTTGAAACTTAACATTCTCCAGTTCCAGGGAGGAGTTAGCCTCTATAACAGAAAAGAGAGAAAGGTAATAGAGATAGACCCTGTCGCTCTGAGAGAAGCTGTATTAGAGTTTAGAGTAGCAGATGGTTTAGTCCCGGCTAATGTATTATTAAACTCTGAAAACTTCTCTGTAGCATTACAAGTTATAGGGTCAACTCCTGAATTAATCTCTGGATATAACATTAGTCCACTATTCTCATATTTAATGAAAACACAAGGCGCAGATGTATCTCCGTTTGAGAAGTCTCCTGAACAGGTAGCTTATGAACAAGCATTAGGTGCCTGGCAGAGTACAGCTCAGTTATTGATAGAGCAGTCTAAGGGAGAAGATGCAGCATTAAAAGCTTTACCACCACAACCTAAGCCAGAAGATTTTGGTTATGTTCCAGCAGAGAATACCCCAACCCCTGAGGAGTCTACTGACGAGCCAGCAGCAAGAGTCTCACAATTAGGATTATAGGATAACCCATGTCAGTACTAATACCTAATAGTTTTTCTTCATATGACCTTAGTGATGATGAGTATGAGATAGGATGCATACTAACTATAACTCAATTACAAGTCATCCAGAATGAGTTAGCTTTAACAGCTGAAGTAAAGCTTCATCTAACATTTGAACAAGACTCTTTAGATGTATACTTAAGAGAGAATGCTAAACTGCAAGGCTCATTAGATGCACTACAAGCTGTTATAGTAAGACACGAAACAGCAGTAGAAAATATAGAGTTAAGAAATAACCCTATAGACCCTGATGAATAAACCAACTTAAACCCAACCTAAGAGAGAACTATTATGCCTGGATTAATGGAAAAACTTTTTGGAGCAAAGCCTGCTGAAACTGTACCTGCGCCTGGAGCACCTGGAGCGTCTACGCCTACGCCTGGACAACAGCCTGCACCTAATAACCCTAATGACCCTACACCTCCTGGAGCTATACCACCTAATACTGATATAGCAGACCCACTAGTACCAGCAGAAGGTAATCCAGACGCTACTAAGGCTGAAGAAACTAATTCCCCACTTGAACCATTTAAGAAGCTATGGGAAACTAAACCAGTAAAAGAAGGCGAAGATGAACCTAGTGCTCCTGAAGCACTTAAACCAGAAGATGTACAAGCTATTGTAGCTAAGCAAGACTTCATTAGTATGGTTCCTAAAGAAGATATGGCAGCAGTAGTGGCTGGAGGAGAGGGAGCAGAAGAAGCTCTAGGTAAAGTTCTCCAGAGTGTAATACAGAATGTAATGGTGCAGTCTACTCTAATAGGTAACAAACTTACTACACAGGCTGTAACAGCTGCAATAGAAGCACAAGCTAAAAAGATACCTGAGATGCTGCGAGAAGGACGTGCGGCTGATCACTTAGTAACAGAACATCCTCTAATAAACCACCCCGCAATTAAACCTGTAGCAGATGCAGCTAGGACAGCACTCTTAGCTCAGAATCCTAATGCTTCAGCGTCAGAAATCACACAAATGACCAATGATTATATAACAGCTATGGCAGATCAGATTAAGCCTAGAGCCAAAGTTGATACTTCAGTGGAAGGTGATTATGATTGGTCTAACTTCGATACTGATTAAAACCCCTAGCTATACAAGCCCAAATTCTTTTTGAATAACTTAACTTACTACTAATACTGGCTACTAGCTAGGGAGATTTACTATGGTTACTGGAATTTTTAACACTGGCAATTTTACTACTGATCTAGCAGCAAAATCGTTTGCTGGTATGATTACACGCTTGATGCCTAATGGTCAAGCACCCTTGTTTGGTCTAACAGCTATGCTGAAAGATGAAACTGCTCTGCAAGTTGAACATGGTTTCTTTACTAAGACTATGATCTTCCCTGAGCTTAAGATTGATGATGCGGGTGGCTATACTACTGGTGACACCGTATTCACTGTAGATAGTACTGTAAACATTCTTCCTGGGATGATCTTCCGGATTGAGCGTACTTCAGAGAACGTCATTATCAATACTGTTACTGATGCTGTAACTGTTGTAGTTACCAGGTCTACTGGTACTGTCGCAGCTGCCGCTATTCTTGATGATGATGATTTCTATCAAGTCGGTACAGCGTACGAAGAAAGTTCTGATCGTCCTATTGCCAACAACATCATTCCTGTACGTGTAACTAACCTTACACAGATTTTCCGTAATACTTGGGCGATCTCAGGCTCTGCTAAAGCTACAAAAGTTATTGCAGGTGAGAGTACTGATGCTGAGAATAGGCAGGATGCTGCTGCACTACACGCAGCTGATATGGAGAAGGCTATCTTCTTTGGTCAGAAGTCCCAGGGTACTCGTAATGGTCAACCTTTCCGTACAATGGATGGTTTGATTAATATGATCGAAGACCCTAGCTTCTATCCTCCTAGCTATCAGGGTGCAACTAACAGCTTTACAGCTGGTGCAACTACTAACTGGACTCAGTTGGAAGGTTTCTTAGACCCCTGCTTTAACCAAGCTACTGACCCTAAGACTTCTAACGAACGTGTCTTGTTTGTTGGCGGTGATGCTAAGGTTGTTCTTAACAACATTGGTCGTCTTAATGGTCAGTATCAGTTGATAGATGGTCAGACTAACTTTGGTCTGCAATTTACCACACTTACTACTTCTCGTGGTAGATTCCGTCTTATTGAGCACCCTCTGTTTAACAGTAATCTTGTATGGTCTAAGATGGCAGTAGGCGTAGACTTACCCACCTTCCATCTGGCTTACCTGGCTGGTCGTAAGACTGATAACAAGGAGTTTAATACTAAAGGCGATCAAGCTCAAGATAACGGCATTGATGCAGTAGGTGGTACGCTTACTACTGAGATGACAACTGTTATCAAGAACACTCCTGCGAACTTGATTATTCGTAACCTTACAGCAGCAGCAACAGGTTAATAGATTAATCCAGCCCTCTAGGGTATAGTGAACTATATAGATCATGGTTTGCTATACCCTATTTTTATTACATCCCCACAAACTCAACCCAACTTATAGGTGAAACCAATGGCTACTAAAAAACCTCTTGATTTATCTAAGCTAGCAGACAGCGCTCTTAAAGTTAACCCAGAAGCTACAGAACCAGCTAAAGAGCCAGAGATTATATCTCCAGAAGTAGAAGAACAGAAATTTCAGCATTATAAGTCTTCGAGACTTTCTATGCGTATGATTACCATTAAAGGTAAGAAGATACAGTTTACAGGACACCAGTTTATTACTACTGACAAAGACATTATAGAGTATATAGACTCAGAAATTAGACTAGGGCTTAACGTAGTAACTAAAGGCCCACTTCTTACTAGTGCAGAATCTGACCCAATGGAGCAGTTAAGAAAGAAACATATTAAAGAATACTTAGAGCAACAGGCAAAAGAAGCCAGCGATAAAGCTCTAGGTATTACTCGTGATATGGGTAACACTAAGTCTAAGGAAATGATTGCTGCTGGCCCTAGCCCTATGTCTACTGAAGGAGTTGCAGCAGGTTCATCAACATCAGGCTCTTAATAACTTAGCTAGAGATATATTATGGCAGAACCTACAGAAGACAACTTTTCAGAATCAGGAGAACAGACTCCAGCAGCTAATGCTATAGTTGTTAATCCTGGTGTGACTGTATTACCTAAGATTTCTCGGTCTATCTATGTAGGTGGAGATGGGAATCTAATTGTAACTATGGCTGGAGTAGGCGGTCAAATTACTTTTGCTAATGTAGTTGCTGGTATGGTATATCCTCTTAGAGTTGATTCAATAGATGCTGGTACTACAGCCACCTTTATTGTAGCCATATACTAGGAATTATATTATGGATTTAATTAAAGCATTTAGAGCCTGGCGCATTGGAAAACTACTCTTTAAGAGAGCTACTCGCGGCAGAATCTTTGAAAAGAAGCACGAAAAACCCACTAAGACTGATGATAATAGCGAAGGCGCTATGGCCTCTAAAGCTAAAGCTGAAGGCTCATTAGTTAAAGTTAAAATCACGCGAGCTAACGGAAAGGTAGAGGAAATATATTATGGCTGACATTTATACTGATGCTGGAGAAGATATAACTGCTGATATTTTAGATGGTACTACTACTGCGCCTACATGGCGGGTAGGTTGGGGTACTGGTGGTGGTACTGCTGGTAAAAGTGATACTACTCTATTCACCGAGGCTTCAGAATCTCGTGTAGTATCTGCACTTACACAACCTTCACCTAATGTGAATCAGTTTATATCCACAATTACTGCTGATGGGTCTAAGACTATTACTAATGCTGGTGTATTTGATGTAGCAGCTGCTGGTGAGATGTTACTTAAGTCAGACTTTTCTGGTATAGCTCTTGCTCTGAACGATAAGATTGAGTTTACTTTTCAGCTTACCTGGTCTTAATACTAGCTTGTTATGGCTGGATATGAAAAGGCTGATTTCTATGCTGCCTATGGTGTGTATGCGGTTGACCCTGTAACTCGCCATAGGTTTGCTAGGTTTAGATCTCCATCCATTCAAGGTGGTGCAGAGATAACCTGTCGTTTACACTATCATCCAGCAGCGCAAAAAGAATCCATGCGAAACAAAGCCATTCGCTTGAAAGATTGGTTCATTGCTGAAGGATTACCTCTAGTACCTGCCGACTCATTAATAGTAGTCGGTGGTGCTTTCGGCTGGCTGGGAGAAATGCTGGAAGATCGTATAGGACTCGTTGCTTGTACTATTGACCCGAGTAATTATGTACAAGCTGTTAAAGATCAATCTGCTGATGATGAGCTAATTGAATCTATAGAAGCAGAGGGGCATACCGCTAACGACGGAGGTGTTGGACAGTTCTTATATAATAAGTTTAGAAATTCTGCTCCTAGATCTCGTAGTCCTGATAGAGTATTACAAGAAGATTTAGCAACTCCACAGAGTAGAAATATAGTTAGACAAGCATTAACTCGTAAGCCTACTAGAATGGTTACTGAGGAAATTTGGCAGCTGATTTCTGATGAAGATAAAAATGTTTATCGTACAGCCGCGACTACTTGGGGTTTATCGCTTACTCATATTATTGAAGGCACTATTGTCGGGGAAGTTCTCTAATGGCACTTCCAAGAATAATACAACTTAATGGCAATTTATGGCCGGGACATAATCCCCCGCATAAATCCAGTGGCGGAGATTACTATTTTGTTTCTGGTAAAAGTACGACAGCGTGGGAGATAGAAAAATCCCCAGACCCTGCCACGACTAGTTCTACAATAGTCCCGTCGACTCTTTTTAGTACCTCTGGTGGATATGCAGCAGTAGCTACAATAAGTGATGGGACATATATTCACATAGTTACTCTGTCTTCCTCTGCACTTGAGCTAGAGTATTCTAGGTTCGATATGTCCACTGATACAATGGACACCTCTGAAAGTCTTGTTGCTGGCCTCGGAGGCAAGTCTGCCCCAGACTCCAGTATTCTATGGTGTTCAATTGCTTTACGTGCAGGTGTTTCAGGTGATGAGTTAGTTATTGCTGCAAGCGATGTAACTGATGCTGATATGGGGTCTCCTTATGAGCGCGTAGATTTCTGGCATGGTGACGAAACTGGAACACCAAGCTGGACTGGGCCAGTTTCTCTTGATGGTAGTGTTGGGGCAAGGCATGAATTTAATCCGGCAATGGCAACAGGCACTGCGGATGGCATTCACGTGCATTGGTATGATGACACCAGACAGACCCTTACCAGCGGTAACACCCGTACAGGCAGAACAATAGACAGTTCAAATAACCTAAGTGACTTATACACCACGGCAAGTAGCAGGGCAGCTCTGTTACTTACAACAGCAGTTGTTAGCTATGATAATGGTGGCTCGCAAAGAACTGTCGCTGTGGACGGGCAGCCGTCTGGTATTAACTCTCGACGCTTTACGGAGGACGGCTCTGGTGACATGGGGACTGTCTTTGCCAGCACAATCAGCACCACGGACGTTTACTTAAATGGCGACGCCGCTATAACGACTGTCGTAGTTGAAGGTACAGACCTTTACGCTCTATGGTCTGGAGGCGGAACTGATGGTGTAGACCAAGATTTATATTATATTAAGTCTGAGGATAATGGAGTAAATTGGACTGATGAGATAGAAGAACTTGACGGCATAACTCTTAACTTTATTTCCGCCGCCGTTCTAGACAGTGGGAAAATCGCCTATCTCTATCATGATGGTAACGATACCAAGTACAACGAAATTTCTTTATCTGGTGGTGGGGATACAACACCTATAACTCTAACTCCTGCAGCAACAGGTACAGCATTATTAACTAGAGAATCAACTTTTCTTAGAACTCTTGTTCCTGGTGCTACAGGTACATTTACTGTTCTTCCTAAAACTATATCTAAGACTCTTGCTTATTCAGGGGCAGGCACTAATGTATTTATCCGTATATCTGAAAGGTTCCGCACTCTTGTGTATACAGCTGTTGGCGGTGCATCATTCGCTAGAGGTATTATATTTTCTAGAACACTAACATCTTCTGCAACAGGAACATCTTCTTTAGTTACAGTATCAACCTTTTTAAGAACTCTTGTTATAGGCGCTATAGGTACAGTTAGTAGTCTCCCCAAAACTATCTTTAAAATTCTATCCCATTCAGGAGTTGGAACTAACGTATTCACCCGAATCTCGGAAAGATTCCGCACTTTTACTTATACAGCTATAGGAACTATCTCTGTAGTTCTAAGTAAAGAACTATCTATGACACTGGTGTATACTGCTATAGGCTCTGTATCTTATGCTAGAGAGCTTACCTTCTCTCGCATATTTGCTTATACAGCATCAGGAGCAGCAACAGTAAGTAAGACTGTAAGTAAGCTCTTTACAACTGTTGCTTTAGGTCTCCATGTTATAGTTAAAGGAGTTAGTAAAACATTAACCTACAGTGCTACTGGTACTGCTGGCATGGTTAAAAAGATGTTCTTAGTACTAGTCTATGGAGCTACAGGAACAGCATCTTTACTCAGAGAACTAACACTATCTAAGATACTAACTTATACAGCTACAGGTACAGTTGGTATAGCTAAGACTATTAGTAGAACATTCTCATATAGTGCTACAGGTAGCCTTAACTTAGTTAAAACTATAAGTAAAACATTAACCTACACTGCTATAGGAACAGTCGGAGTAGCTAAAACAGTAAGTAAATTTCTATCTCAAACAGCTATAGGAATTGCATCTTTAGCTACAGAACTTATTGTTGGTACTATTCCTCAAGCAGCTAATATGATTGCTATAGGAACAGTTACTTTAGCTAAGACAGTATTCAAAAGTCTATCTTACTCTGGTATTGGCTCTAACAGTGTGATTAAGAAAGCTACAAAATCATTTGGCTACGGAGCTACAGGAGCTAGTGGATTGATTAAAAAGGCAGTACCTAGCGCTTTTGTATATACAGCAGTAGGTACAACTTCAGTACTTAAGACAGTATCTAAATCATTCTCTTATACAGCAATAGCCACAAGTTCTGTATCTAAGACTATATCCATGATTCTCGTGTTTACAGCTACAGGTACAGCAAGTATAATTAAACAGACTGAGAAATTATTCTCTTACACAGCTACTGGAGTTGCTTCTCTCGCTACCGAATTAATCACAGTTATACAGGAGTTATCTACCTATACAGCTACAGGAACTGTAGGACTAACTAAGAGAGTATTTAAAACTCTATCGTATACTGCTACAGGTACTTCCAGTCTAGCTAAGATTATGACAGCATTTATTTCTAAAGGGTTTACAGCTACAGGTACATTAGTTCGTACTTCTAGTGTTACTCGTGTTTTAACCCTTACTTATAATGCTGTAGGCAATAGCAGTTTAGCTAAAGCTATAGGTAAGTTACTCTTTTACTCTGGCATAGGTTCATCTGCAATACAGAAAACTGTAGAGAAAACTCTTACCTATGATGCTACAGGTACTCTAGATACACAGCAAGATACAACATTCAAGAAAGCTTTGAGTTATGTAGCTAATGGTGCTGTAAGCTTAGTCACTGTATTCATACCATTTGTAGCTAGCAGTGGACTAAAAGTTATAAGACGCATAGGTAATAAGATAGGCTTAGGTCTATGAAATCATATATAAGTATACGGAGCTAACATCATGGCTGACGGCCCTACACATATTGAAGCTCGTAATGACACTGCCGCTAATTGGACAGCTGTAAACCCTATACTCCAAGAAGGTGAGATGGGTTTAGAGATGGATACTCTGAGGTTTAAAGTAGGAGATAACTCTACTGACTGGATTAATCTTCCTTACTGGAATCCTCGGCCTACGATTAAGACTATAACTGACGCTACTTATACTATTACTACTGTTGATGATAATTCATTACTCTTATTTACTAATGTTGGAGGTTGCATAGTAACCCTTCCTGAACCTCTTACAGAGATACTGCCTTTAGGTTTTATCTGTCATGCTCACCAGGAAGCAGCTGGAGAAGTAGAGTTAGTAGCTGAAGCAGGAGCATTTACTAGAGCAGCAATAGGCCTTAAAACCAGAACACAGTATGCATCTCTTAGCATTATAGTACAAGGCACTGCTATATATAAGATTATTGGAGATGCTGTAGCGTGAGTTGGAATTTATTTAATCATAACTTTAATGTTGTTCCTTATGCCTGCGACGCTTTCTCTGAATATGTATTAGAGCATTTTACTTATGTATGGCTCTTGAATGATAAGGAGTCTAGCTATAATGGTGTAATGAAGGAAGAGATTAGTGATTCTCAGATACTAGAAGCGTTAGGGTCGGTAACACATGTTGGGGAGAGTGCCCCATTATTAGATTCCTGTGAAGGCATTACAGGCTGGAGAATTCGCCCTCCTGGCTATCAAGCAAACACTGCTAACTTTATAATTGATCACCCAGAGGCACATGATTTAGCAAGAGATGGTTTTGGGTACGCGTTCGGCTTATCTAAACCAGCCGCATCATCCTATTTGGTTCCATTACTACAAGTGACTTATCAATATTTTACAAGCAGTAACCACACTGTGAACATCGTTATAGCCATTGACAATGCCACAACAATACATATTAATGTCTTAGCAACAAGTGTTGCCGGAGGGACTTACAACGAGAGTTATACTCTCCCAACAGATATTGCTGATGATGACCCTAAGCTTTGGTATATAGAATATGACAGAAATGGTGCCCGAGTTTATTTCGATAATGTACTTGTGATAGATCATGGGTATAGACATAATATTACAATGGTGCCTTTCCAGCTTCCTGCTCCTGGAGATCAATTTACTTCTGCTGAGATAGGTATGTTAAACAACAGCAGTTGGGACCACCAAGTCATGGCTTTAGGAGATCAGTTATCAGATTCAGAGCGTGATGGACTAAGCACTAGTTTTGACAGAAACTTTATTGGATTTACTCCATAGAAGAATATAAGAGTATATTATGACTTGGACTTTATTTAATCATAACTTTAATGTACTGCCTTATGATTGTTCAGCTCTAGCTGATGCTTTAGAAGATCTTTATGGTGATGACTTAGTATCTATTGTAGACTTTCAAAGCTGGGAGAGTACTCCACAACCTACTACTGTAACTGCAGTTGCTGGTGAAGATTTATTTATTTGGGTTAATGTTGGAGATAACAATTTTGATTCTCCTCTATTATCTGGAATGATGGATAACTGTCCTGGAAATGATGTATACTTTCTTAATAGGTATCCAGGTAACGCTACACCTGTATTGCAACAAAATGTTCCTACTATAATACCTCATGCATCTTTTACTCTTGGTATGGTATCTACTATCTGGAAGGATGCTTTAGGTTCTAATAATATAAAATTATTTCAGATAAGAATTCATCCTAGTAGCTTTTTTCATATAACTGTGGGTCTTGATGATACAAGCCTTAAAGCTATAAACTGGTCATTTTTTACTAGATTATTTGTAGGAGCTGTTTGGACTGATACTTATAACTCTCCACTAATGACATTTCCTTCTCCTATAGATATAACTGAAGTACACTTGTGGCAACTTAAAGGAAATGTACCTGGTCTAACAGAGTTATGGATAGATGGAGTATCTATGGGAAACCAAACTCCAGGCGCTCCAGGAAGATGGTATCCAGACTATACTGAAGCTTCTGGAATAGGGTTAGCTTGGTTTAATCAACAAAATACAGCTTCTGGCCCTGGTTCAGATACCAGAGTTAACTTTAATTCACAGTTAATCTGGGCAGCAGTAGGTCCTCTAGCTTCTTCTATTGCTCACTCTACATTATACGATAAATTTAAACAGAACTTTGACCCTCCTCTATAGGGTAGGAACACACTATGACATTTGATGAGTTAGTCTTAGAAGTATATGATATAACTAACCGACCTGATCTAGTTGGAGAGACTAAGTCTGCACTTAAAGCTGCTACTCTTAAAGCTCATCACTTAGACTTTTTCGCTAAAGACTTATTTGAGACAGGAGTTACATTTCCTGAGCTTGGTTTTCGTCAAGCCTTAGATTATATAGGAGTTGTATCTAACTTTCGTCAGCTTAAGTATCTTCGTAAAGCTGAAGATGCCTGTGATGACACTGGAATATTCTTTACTGTCATTACTCCTGAAGAAATATTAGATGAGTATGGCGTCAACAGAACAGATGTAGCTTATGTTGCTGGCAGAGTCTTACAGATACGCTCTAGTACTGAGTTTCAGTTTAGTTACATGGGATGTTATCTACACCCAATAATTAGAGAAGGTGCTTACTGTTCCTGGATAGCTCAACAGTATCCTTTTTCTATCATAAATGAAGCTGTTAGAAAAGTATTCAAAGGCATAGGTAAAACTGACGAATCTAGAGAATATACTCAATTAGTTGGCGAAGAATACGAATTACTTAAACTTTCTAACATAGAAGATGTAGGATCTTAGAGGATACTAGAGGCTATTATGAGCAATGAAATTGTAGATTGTACCCTAGATGGGGGTAAAGCTCTATTCCCAGAATGTGTTGTGCTTGACCCCTGTGTTAATGACCCTACTGGGGATGCTAATGCATGGAATCCTCAGACTCTTCTTAGGCTCTCTGCTGATACTAAGTCTGTAGAACAAAGGCTTACAGCTGTAGCAGGTCAAGAGCTATTCTTTCTCTCTGACTTTGCATATGCTGTCGGTACTGGTTCATTAGAGATACATCTTAATGGTCTAATTCTCCGTAAAGGTCTAGACTGGGTAGAGCAGACTTCTATGTCATTCGCTCTTAACCCTGCTCTTAATATACAAGATGGTGATCAAATCATAGCTATAGGTCATGTAGCTATCACTGGCGATGTAGATGTTAGAGATACTGATATATTTATCTCAAACTACCAGGGTCTTAGAGACTATGCCGGAAGTGAAGTTACAATATATATTCAAGGTAAGTTTGCGCGCGCGGATGGTGGTGA